GATACACTGAGTATTTAGCGGAAAATGTGAATAGAAACATTTCTTATTCTGAATATATCGCAGAAAATCTAAACAAGGGTATAGCTTACTCTGACTATTTAGCAGAGAAGTTAAACGGAAACATCTCGGAGGTTCAATCTATCTCGGAGAGTACAAAAGCAGCTAAAGGTGAAAATCTGAACGAAAGTGCAAGACAGAGCGCTGAAGCTGTTTCGAAATCAGAATTGGTTGAATCTGGATTTGCTGGAGATTACTCAACGATCTCTAGTAAGATAGATTCTCTAATTGAATCAGTCAAAACACAAAAGACTGAGGAGAATATAAACGAGGCTGTATCTAAGATTCAGCCGACTGCTCAAACACAAAAAGCAGAAGAGGTTTTAAATGAAGCCGAAGGAGAAAAATCAGGACACAAATTCATTGATGAAATGCCTGAAGGATATGCTCCGATTTGGGAGTCTCTAAACGAAGGTCAGAAGCAATCTATTATTGCACAGTCTGCTTTCTATAATTTGGATACTTCCTATCAGATCAAAAACTTCTGGTCAACACGTCAACTAGGATCTGCTGAGCCTGTTGGACTTCAGAAGCTACATGAAAACCAAGAAACACCAGAGCCCACAGTGGCTAAGGCTCCTACCAAGGGGTATTCAAACGATTACCTTAATTGGGTAGCTAAGTCGCTCGAAGGTAAGTTTTAAAAATTCAAAAAATAGTTAGAAAAAATGAAACTAATTAACGAAGCAGAAATCTTCGAAACCTGGTCTCCTATCATTGAGCAGAAGGCAGGAATCGCAGATACTGAAAAGAAAGAGTGGTTGAGCAAGTATTGCCACTACCACTCATTGAATGAGTCTGCTGGTGCATACCAGTCACTCAACGTTGTAAACGGTATGGGAGCAGTTGCTCCTCCTACATTCCCTACTACAGGTAATGCTAACGCCGCTTTCTACAACACAGGAAATCAAGGATCAGGTGATAAGTTTCCTTCACTTCTTCCGTTGGCAATTCAGGTTGCTGCGAAGACTGTTGGATTCGACATCGTTCCTGTAATTCCTATGTCAGGTCCTACTGGCGTACTTTCGTACCTAGACTACGTATACGCTGGTGGTAAACTAAGCCCTAATTCAGTAGGTACTACTGCAGCTGATGCTTTGGCTGCTGCTCCTGCTATGATTAAGGTTCAGCTTACTAATGCTGCAGCTGGTTATCCTGCAGATTTCGTAGTAGGTACAACTTACTACATCACCAATGCTTCTTCAGCAGGTGCTTACTTAACTACTCAGTTCGTTGGTTTATCTAGAATTGATGGTTTCCCAATCTTCAAGATTAATGAAGTAACCGCTGGTGAATCTGTAGCTTCTGTTATTGATGGCGGTGCTACTAAAATTGGTACTGCAGTAGATGGTAGCCAAGCTGGTACTACCACAGCGTCTGCGGAATTGGTTAAAGCACTTGAGGATCACATCCAAGGATTCTCTGGAGCTGGTTTCCAAAACAACGACGACTGGCAAGGTCCTTTCGTTGACGGTACTAAGACTTACAACCCAATGCTTAGAGCATACGGTGAGAGTAACTACTACCAGTCAATGGGTCTATCAACGTTCACGAAGTTCGTTGAAGCTGACACTTTCCAAGTGGCTGCTTCAGTAACTACTGAGCAGATCCAAGACCTTAACAAGCAATTCGGTATCGACGTAATTTCTATGATCGAGAACGCATTGGTTAATGAGGTTTCTCAAGCTATTAACAAGCACATCCTTTCTAGAGCATTTGCTCTTGGATGGTCTAATCACAGCGACTTCCTAACTACAGAAGGACAAAACTTGAACCTAAACCTCGTTATCGGGGGTACTGCTGGTTCTTACACTATCCCTTCTTACGTAGGTAAAGATGACACTGGTATTACGCTTGCTAGTACTGCTGGTCCTGCTTCAGGAACTTACGAGAACTTGTCGACTCTACAGAGAAGACTATTCTCTAGAATCCTAGCTGGTGCTAACGTAGTAGCTAACAGAGGAAGAAGAGGTCCTGCTAACTTCATCGTTACTAACGCTAACGTTGCAAGTGCATTGCAAGACATCTCTCAATTCACCTTTGCTCCTTTCTCTAACACGTTGACTCAGAACAACGGTACACTTTACCCTGTAGGTTCGCTTGCTGGTATGACTGTGTATGTTGATCAGAACATGAAGTTCGGCGATAATAGAGTTCTTATTGGAAGAAAAGGTGGTGACGACGAACCAGGACTTAAGTTCATGCCTTACATGATGGCTGAGTCTATTCAGACAATCTCTGAAGGTACCATGTCACCTAAAGTAGCAGTTAAGTCACGTTACGCTCTAGTAGAAGCTGGTTTCCACCCAGAAACTATGTACTTCTGCTTCCACGTTAACGTACCTGCTGGAGGTCTTTCTTAATCTTAATTTAGAATAAGAATCAATATTAAACCCTAGGCTTCGGCCTAGGGTTTTTTTGTTTGCTTGGATATATAGTATAAATGAGAATACTGCATAATGCGTAAAATACTTAGTCATAGGGATTTCATTTCGCTCCGGGACCTATCTGAACCGATTGGTGAAAGATTAGCAGAGTCTTATTACGAGGACTATGTGGGGAATGATATTTCAGAGAAGAAAGCCTTGGATAGTTTCGTTAATAACCTCTCGAAGAGTCTTCTAGGTGGTTTATCTAGAATAAATCTCATAGACAATATAAGAAAGGGCGATCTTGATATTAAGAAAGAAATCATTACTAAGAAATATGACCTGAGAGATGAACTCGATGCTTTGGAAATAAAAAGAAATAAAGCACGTAGTGCAGGAAGCAGGGAAGCTCTAATTCAGATTGAGAATGAGATTGATAAGAAAAAGAAGGAGTATGCAGCATTTGTTAAGATGAAGAATGCTCAGATGAATAAAGGATCAGATCTCATGCACAAGGTTATTGATGGTAATGAGAGAAGAAGGGAATATTATGAAACGGGTCTTGCCGACGATGAGTACGAGCTTACTAAATTCGAATATGAAATGGCTAGAAAATCTAGTGAGGATGCCGATGAGATTAAGAAGCTTAAATCCAAATTTGACGATGCTTCTAGGAAAGCCGATGAGTTGATAACTAGGATATCAGCAAGAAAAAACAAATCCAGCTCCATAAAGGATTCAGACCTATCTGATATAGGTGAGCTTAAAAAAATTATAGGCAATAAGGACGCTGGGGTTCTAATGGATTTAAGAGATAAAACTGCGGAAAGATCGGAGGATTTAAAGGAAAAGCTAGTAAAAATTCTAAATGACCTGAGGAAGGAGATTTCTTTGAAGTCTGGCGGAAATAGGAAGAAAATAAAAGCTGATCTAGCTAAAGCAACTGATATTGCTAATGAAATCGATGCCTTGGAAAATTTATATGTCCTTTATTCTAGCGTGGGTAGAGGTAAGAAGTCGATCGATAAAAAACTATCTAGTACATCTTCTCTAACTGATATCTTCAGTAAGATAAACGTTGCAGTTACCGACGGCAAGGACGCACAGTCTGGTTTAACGAAAGATGTTATCGACATATCTAACAATCCGACTGATTCTAAAATAAAATCCCTGACAAAAAAATTATCCTGATATGCTTCTAAATTTTGCGGAATGGAATAGGAATAATGATATTAACGAGTCGGCTAATAAAACCGATAAGATAATCAATTGGCTAAGCTCCAATTTCGGGGGATCTGTAGCAAAGATAAATTCATTATTAACTAAGATAAACAAAATAGAAACCCAGTACGCCAAAGACTGGAATGAAATACAAACCGATATAGATGCTCTACAAATACAAAGGGCACAAACCAAAAGCGATCCAGCTGAAGCTAAAAAGCTTGATAGACTAATAGACAGAAATAGGAAATTAGTGGGTGCGCTAAACAAGAAAAAATCCTCCGAAATTGGGAGAATTGATAGTAAAGTTGAAGAAATAACTAAGGATAACCCAAGGTTGGTTTCTTACTGGAACCTTAAAAAATCGGAACTGGAGGCAGATCTGACAGAAAGACTTTATAAGCTTGCCAAGCAGCTTACAGACCAGGATATAGCGGACGAGCTTTATGATAAATATAAAGAAGCTGCACTGCAGGCAAAAGAGAAGGATGATAAATTTAGACAAAAATTTGGAAAGCTTGATCTTGCTAAACCTTTTGAAATTCCTGACCCCAGTACATCCTCGATCTCTAGATCTAAATTTTCTCTTGATCCTATATTAGCTATGAATGCGGTTCAATTCACTAAATATGCTCAAGGACTAGAGAAAAATCAAATAAAGGATCTTATTAAGTTCATGACTACTGAGAGAAATGAAAGGTATGCCACTCTAGACACAGAGAGGGATAGATTAATTGGACAAGCTATGCGGAAGGGATTAGATAAGGACTCCATAGATAAAGATATTAAGGAGCTAAGGGAAATGATGATGGGTCAGATAAGGGACCTAAGAACAAAAATCACTATTGCTAGGAGATATGCATAATACTATTAAAAGACTCGGGGAATTCCAATTATTTGAAGGGGTGAATGAAGATCTCGTTAAGGCTAAAGCTGATGTGAACGAAAAACAAGCTGAGATCGCTGAAGAGATAGCAAAACAGAAAGATGCTACAGACCTAGCAGAAAAAGCTGCAAGCATAAGAAGACAAGCAACTCTCACTGGACAAATGCCTGCTTTGCTGAATGCACTGGCTAACGCTATGCAAGCTAAAGCTGATTCCGGGGACACAACAAATATTTATTAAGATGGGAAAAGAATATCTAAGATATAATCCAGTAGCTAGAAGCCTTTCTAGTTCATATTTCACCTTAAATGAGAATCAAAATGTTGAGGATCTTATTAAGAGGATTGCTGATGCACTTGCTAGTAACTGTAAGAAAATCTGCTTTGATATAGCCTCGGATAAGAACAGAAATCCGGACCAGTTTAGGAAGAAAGTTGAGCAACTTAGTGGATCTTCATCTG